TTTTTTTGCCTCCTTTTATCTCTTGTTACTCTTATTATACCACTTGTTGTTGTTATTTAACATAGGTCTTAAGTACTAAACTTTGAGTAGGTATAAAGTCCTACTTTTTTTTAGTGGTTTTTTGCTTGATTTTTTAATCTGTTTATCCCGTTAATCAGCAATGTTTCCCCCCGTGATTTTTAGTTGAAAACCACCGATATTTAAGTTAAATATATGCCGGTTTTTAGTAGGTTTTCTTTGTAACTTTATTGCTTAATCTGATTGCACAATAGATCGACCGAAGGGAGATAAATAGCTACTTCCTCTTTAAAAAGCGATTTCCTTAACTCCTTGCAATACCAAGGTTTTATAAGATAGAAAAATTTTAATTTTTCATCCTTTTAGTAATAGATTTATTTAGAGTATGACGATTAATGAGTATATGTAATATACGAATTAAGAGGAATAATCGTTATGTTTTATTTGTAATTTTTTTGTTAGTAAGTGCTAGTTTATTAGTTTATGCTCTATTAGTTAGACCTTGATCTATTTAGTTAGTATTTAGTATTTAATATATATATATAACTACATAGCTAAAAACTTTTGCTTAAATTGTTTTGCTGGAAATTGAAATTTAACTCTGGTGTGAGAAGGAATTGCGTTTTAGCCGGCCTAATTACAACTTAAAAGCCGATATAAGCCAAATTTTGGCCCAAATAAGCAATTTTAGCCCCGAAAAGGTATAAATATATAGCCCGGCCTATTCAAATCGATTTTAGAGGTATTCTCGTGAGTTTTAGCATGAAACAGCCTTCTGCTAAAATATATCGCATTTTTATCGCTAAATTAATCGCCTGGCGATAACTAAAAAGCACCGGCGATAATTTAACCACAACAGTTTAAATCGCACATAAGCAGAAAACTTACGGCTAAATTGTACTGCCAGAATTAGAATCCGACTCCTAATCTCTGGTAATTCCTATTTTACTAGTTAAATATCTTTACGCTTTATCTTAAACCTTTGCCAGTAAATTATACCCTCGCCTCCTAGTTTTATCCATCGCTAAAACACACTAATCTATTATATTTTATTTGCTGCAACCGATAAATTATCTCTTTCTAGTTAGATCTGGCCTCTGCTCTGTCTAATAATATCTTGCTATCTAACCTTATAAGCGACCAACCTATGCTTTTTAGTTGTATTTGTCTTGATATTTATTGTTAATTGTGCTGTAAAGTTCTAGAGTTAATCTTCTTGTGTCTAGTTAGATTGGCCTTTCTGGTGAGAATATTAAGCTATGGTTCAGCAATAAATATCGCAACGTAGTAATCTTATTCGTAACGTGAGAAACCATTAGACCCCCACGGGCCACCCCGCTGGGGTGGCCTACCTATTAGATACACCCCCCCACAATATTTTTAAAGCAATTTGGGGTTAGAGATGGTGCAAAAGTCCTAAATTTGTTGTATAATAAAAATACGGAGGTGTTGCATATGGGTGATATAGAGTTAAGAAGTGATAGGGTAATGACGGCGAAGAAGGTATTAGGAGACGAAAAGAGCGAGGAGAACGACGGACATTCCAGATACCAGCGTTATGAGATGATAAGAGACGATATAATAGAGCAATACGGTGATAAGTTAGACAACAGGCAGATAGGGTATCTTGCAGCGTTGGCGGTTACGGGCAAGAAGGGTATGTCAGCGAAGATGGCGGGAGTAAGTTATCACATGATAAATTCTTGGAGAAGTGGCAGGAAGAACAAGTTTGGTTTTGATTATTCTGATTTATTCAAAGATTTGGAGGAAATGTCGGAGGATATATTCAACGATCTTTTATTATCGGAGGTTGACAGGAGGGCATTGGAGGGTGTTAAGCAAGATATATTTTATAAAGGAGAAAAGGTTGGTGAGAAACACAAATACAGCGACAATTTATTAATGTTCAGGGTTAAAGGGCGTATGCCGGAGTATAAGGATTCTAGTTTAAACATTAAAGGTGGTGCAGGCGGTGATATAAACATATCGTTTGAGTTACCTGATATGGAAACGGATATAATAGACGGTGATACCCTGGAGGAAAGCGATTATGACGAATAAGGCGAACGATTTCAAGTTAAAGTGGATACCCCAGAAGAGACAGTTACGGTTTTTAAAAGCCTGTGGGCTTGATTATTTGTTCCCTGCTTATGTTGATCAGGTAAAAGGCGACCTTGTATTGATGAAGAGAAAAGACAAGCCGGACAAGTTAAGGCCTCCAGAGGCTAAAGTTATAGGATATGGTGGGGCAGCCGGTGGAGGGAAGACAGATAGCCTGCTTATAGCGATGTTTGCTGCTATGGTAGCTACTCCAGGAGTAAACTGTGCCTATTTCCGTAGGACTTTTAAGCAGCTAGAGGGTGCTGGTGGTGCTATTATGCGTTCGCAGGAGTTATTCAGCCATTTTCCTGGTGCTAGTTACAACAAAAACGAGCATAGGTGGACTTTTACTACCCTGGATAACGCGGTCCTTGAATTTAAACATATCCAGCGGGAAGACGATTTAAACAACTACCAGTCGCAGCAGTTTGATTATATAGCTTTTGATGAGGCTACCCAGTTTACCAGGCGTATGTATATATACCTTGCCTCACGTAACAGATCATCACGTAAAGGTGTATATCCTTTAATGATGTTAGCGACAAACCCCGGTGGTGTCGGTCATATGTGGTTTAGAGACCAGTTTGTAAAGATTGGTCCGCCTGAAGAGCCGCAAGACTATACAGAACCGGAGTCAGGCCAGAAAAGAAAACATATCTTTATACCAGCTAAACTTGACGACAACATGATTTTAGAAGAAAGAGACCCTGGTTATAGAGAAAACCTTGAATTTCAGGGTGAAATAGACAGGAAAAGGCTTTTGCACGGCGATTGGGATATATATGAAGGCCAGTTCTTTGGCGAATACGACCAGGAAGTCCATGAGATGAAATCTTTTGATATACCTGACGGCTGGAAACGTTATATAAGTGTCGATTACGGACTTGATATGGCTGCTGTTTATTGGTATGCGATAGACAACATGGGTTTTATCTTCGTATATAGAGAAATGCAAATACCTGATCTAGCATTACACCAGCTAGCAGAAAAGATTTTAGAAAGAACACCGGTTTTTGAAAGAAGAAACATAGCAGGAAGTCTTCTGCCTCCTGATTTATGGAATAGAAGGCAGGAAACAGGTAAATCAGGTAGGCAAATACTGGTGGAGAACGGCTTATCAGGTTTTGCTATAAGAAAAGCAGACAACAGAAGGGTAGAAGGCTGGCGTGTTGTCAAAGAATACCTCAAAAAGATACCTGACCCCTTCGAAGAAAACTCCTTAACCGCACGTCTAAAGATTTTTAGCGACAAATGCCCTAAATTATGCTCTCATCTGCCTATGTTGCAAAGAGACGAGCATAACCCCGACGATGTAGCAAACGACCCACATAGAATAACACACGGCCCAGACTCTTTAAGATACTTCCTTATGTCTAGACCACCTTTAAGAAGTCTCACAAAACGTGAGAAAAAGATTATCAAAGAAAATAGAGAAAGAAAACTCCAACCAGTAAGCGAAGTTACCGGTTATTAGTTGATTTCTGTTGACAAATCAGGTATAAAGTCCTATATTTAAGGTGAACAAGTTATATAATTTGCTAAATAATTACTTTACTAGGAGGTTTAAGCTATTATGATGCAACCACAAGGCCCACCAGGCGGAGGCGGACAACCAGCCCCACCACCCCCACCACAGGGCGGACAGGGCGGAGGCGAGATGGAAGAGGTCGCTATGCAGCTTGAAACGATGTCCAAGCCGGAATTGGAGCAATTAGCCCTTGAATTGATAATGGAAATGCAGAATCTGGTAGGAGGACAAGGTGGAGGAGGCCCACAAGGCCCACCACAAGGCCCGCCTCCTATGTAAGACAACTTGATAGGAGGGAGGTTATTGAATGAGTAACTATCACCTGCAAAGAAGACAATACGACCAGGAAGAAATAACCCAGAGTCTATTAGATATATTCGAGTATTACAGGAGTTTTAGGGAACAATACGAACAAGACGCTGTTAAATGGTATAAAATGTTTATCGGTTATAGAGAAAACAACCACCCTAATAAGGCCAATGTCAATATACCTAAAGCCTATCAGGTGCTAGATACTATTAGATCACAGATAGTGTCTAATTTCTTCAATAAGAGACCCTTTATAGAGTTTACACCTATGCCGGAGGCAGGTGATAGCAGGTCTTTTATAGCCAACGAGGATAAAGCGAAGGTTGCGGCCTCTATAGTAGATGAACAATTAGAAAGATCAAAAATAACTAAAGAATTTTACGATTTTGTAACAAGTATGCTCTATGCACCAGCAGGTATTATGGCTGTTGGCTGGCGGTATGAGAAGGATATGATTACTAGAAAAGCTAAAGTACCGGAGATAGACCCCCAGACAGGCTATTATACAGGCAGGTATATATGGGATATAGTAGAAAGCGAAGAGGTTGTTTATGACGATAACGAAGTAAAAAATATAGATTTCTTTGATTTTTGGCCTGACCCGGAGGCGAACGACTTTCAGGACGGCAGAGGCTGTTTTCATAGAGAATATGTTACCCTGGAAGAATTAAAGAACAGGTATGAGAAACTACATCGTGCCGGTGAAGGTATTATTTACGAGATTGATTTAGATAAAATATCTAACCTTGATAAGAAAAAATCAGACGACTCCTCTGCAAGAACATCAGCAGTAGGTAGGGAAACTTCTGGTAAAGACCCTTATAGGAACGCAGACGACCAGAAACTAGAGGCTAAAAGCGAGGTAGAACTATTACATTACTGGGAAGACGACCGTCATTCTATCATTATTAATAGAGAAAAATGTATGTATGACGGACCTAACCCCTACTGGAGGCACCGCCAAAAACCTTTTGTAATGGCCTCTTATGACAGTTTGCCTAACGAGATATATGGTTTGTCAGGTATGCAGGTTATACACGACCTAGCAGAAGAAATAAACACTATACATAACCAGCGACTTGATAACGCCAGTATGCTCATAAATAATATGTGGTTAAGGCTAAGCGGCTCACAGATAAAAGATGAAGACCTTGTCTCACGACCTAACGGTATTATTGATGTTGACAGTATGGAAGATTTGCAGAAGTTAGAGATGGGTGATATACCACGGTCAGCCTTTACCAGCGAAGATATATTACACAGGAATTTAGAGCAGGCACTAGGAACACCGCCTATATTGCGTGGTGTTGAGGGTAAATCAGGTGCTACAGCAACAGAGGTTTCTACTATGAACGAGAACGCTTTAGGTAGGTTTGAGGCCAAAATAAGGGTGTTTGAAGAGTTATGTGTCAACGATATAGCCCGAATGATGGACTTAAATAACCAGCAATTTATTACCGACCATCGTGTCGCCAAGCTAGACCTTGATGATGTATCTAAATGGCGTGAGATAGAGCCAGGAGACTTAATAGGAGAGTTTGATTACTCACCTGCAAAAACTTCTGTTGACGCTGCTGCTAATAAGGATTTAAGAAGACAACAGATGACAGAGGCTTTAGGTTTCTTAATGCAAGCAGAAGTTCCTTTCATAGATTACGAGGAGTTTGTGTTAGAGTGGCTTAAAACCTTTGATATACAAAACCCTGAAAAGTATTTCTTATCACCTGAAGAAAAGCAACAAATGCAACAACAGTATATGCAGGAGTTGTCAGGTGTGGAGGGTAACCAGCCCGGGCCTAATTCTTTAGGAAGTACAGGTGGAGGACTGGGAAGGGGACAAATATCTCGACCTAATAATGTAGCAGGAGGTATGACTGATACAGGACAACCACAGCCACAACCATTGGGTCAGCTAGGGGGTGCTAACTATACCTCACGAGGATAAACACAGCCGATCTGATATGTTAGCAAGTCTTAAAGAGGATATTTACTGGGCTTATATGGTTGAGCATATAGAAGAAAAAGAACAGTTGTATATTAATAAATTAAAAACCGTCGATCCCAACGATACGGCAGCTATAGCCCGTATCCAGGGGAAATTAGAAACTTATAGAGAGATTAAAACAAAGCCGGAAGAAAGCTACCGGCAAAATAGGAGGAATAATTAATGTTTGGAGACCAGATGAAAAAGGATAACTTCTTCAACGAAAAAAAAGAAGAGGCCCAATCTGCCCGTGAACCCCAGGAAAAGCAAGTAGAGGATAATGGACAACTTGACCCAAAAGGCCCTGACGGAGAACCTGAAGGTCAAGCCCCAGAAAATTCTCAAACGCCTGATACTGGACAAGTTCAGGAAGAAGAACAGACAGAAAAGCCGGTATCTTCTGAAGGCACACAGACACCCGAAAATAACTTAATAGCAGGTAAATTCAAAACAAGACAAGATATGATTAAAAGTCTTGACCATATTGGTAAAAAACTAGGTAAAGGTACTATCGACCAGTCAGCAGTCGCTAATATGTCTAACGACGAACTGGCTGCAATATATAAAGAACATGAAAGAGAACTGGGTAAGCCTGACAGGCAGAAGACAGAAGAGCCTGAAGAACCAAAAGAAGTTAATCAGGAAAACCAGGAACTCAAAAAAGAACTTGAAGAAGTTAAAAGTTATGCTACCAAGTTAGGTAGATATGTTCAACAATTAACCAACCAACAGAAACAGCAACTTAACCAGACTGGACAATCTCCTGCTAATCAGCAGAAAGGACAATTGCCGAGAGACAACCAGGGGCGGTTTGTTAGCCAAAACAACCAGCAACAGCAGCCACAACCCCAACAGAAACAGCAGTCTCAACAGCAACCCCAGCAGAATAACCAGGAGACCCAGCAACAGGAACAGATAGACCCTGATCAATTTCTATCTGATTTTTATAAAAATCCTGTTGAGGCGGTACAAAGAGTTGTTTCGATGAACGATAAACAGCGACAAGATTTAAAAGAAAATATGACTAACCAGCAACAACAGCAGGTAAATCAAGCAGTTATGCAGGAATATGGCAACGACCAATATGAACAACAAAGGCAACAGCAAGACCCCTATCATCAGGCAAAGATAAGAGCCAGCCAGAGAGAAAGTCAACTTATTAAGCAAAAGGCTTCTGAATGGTCTAAAAACAACCCTGATGTCGGGGAAAATGTAAAAAAAGAAATGGTGAATATTATCCGTGAAAAACCTATTTATGGTAGGGCCAGTTTCTTCCCTGACGGTTCTAATATAGATTATGTCCATAAGCTGGCTAAACAAAGAATTGCTAAAAGAAATATTGATAGCAACAAACAGGAAAGTCAGCAGCAATCGCAGGAGAATATGGAGGCACAAAAAGAGGCCGCCAGGATAGGTTATAACTCCACAGTAAGAAATAAAGACGGGCAGGCTAACGATCAGGATTTTGTCCGAAAAGGAGTGAATAATCTATTTAAGAAGAAAAATAGCCCGTTCGGATAATTCTTCGCCCTAAAAGGAGAGGAATACAATGACTGAAAAATATCCTGGTAGCAATCAGAATATTTGGCAATCAACTGATGAGGCACCGGTAACTAGTTTTGCTATAGATACGCAGCGTAGAGATATTGATGTAGCGTCAGATATATTAGAATTACAACCGAACGAGACACCGTTTTTGGTTATAGGAGGCAGAGCCTCTAAAAAGCCTGTCAGTTCACTAGAGGCAGTATGGTATGACGATGAACTAGCTGCCTGGTGGACAACTTCAGACGACGATGGTACAGACGGCGAAGTATTAGCAGCCTCAACCGAGTTTAGTGTTGACGATGTAAGTATCTTTAAACCAAAAGATATTATTAAAGTAGCAAGAACCGGCGAGGTTATGATGGTAGAGTCTATCACAGGCGACGAGATTAAAGTTAAGCGTGGTTACTCACACGAGTCAACAGGTGGAGTAGATTATGGTACAGAGGCAGCTAATTTTTATACTTCTGAACACGCTACAGAAGACGCCGACAACCTTATGCGGATGGGTAACGCTATGGAAGAAAACTCCCTGGCACCAGAACCTAGAGCAACACAACCTGGTAAGCTATGGAACTATGTTCAAACCTTCCGTACTCCGTTCTCCGGTTCGTTTGACGATTTAGCAGAACAGAAAAAGACCAATGAAAATGAGAGAACCCGTTTAAGAAGGCGTAAAGCAGTAGAGCATAGACTAGACCTAGAAAGAGCCTTGCTCTTTGGCGAAAAGAAAGAGATTATCGCTGATAATCGTAGGTTGATGGGCGGTCTATTCCAGTTCTTAAACGACCAGTACGATAGTGTCGATATTACTAACGATCAGGACAACTTCGAGTCCTTCCTGGAAGACGCTTTCTGGTATGGTAGTTCACAGAAGTTAATGTTGACTTCACCGAGAGTCGGTAGTGAAATCAATAAGTTCGCCCGTGATAAGATACAAACTAGATCAGGCGAAGACTTCTACGGGTTACAAATTTCAGAATATCAGTCTTTCCACGGTAGATTATTTATAGCTACTTCTCAAATGTTTGAGAAGGACTATAGAGATAAAGCCGTTGTTCTTGATATGGAAAACATTGATATTATGCCTTATGACGGTCAGGACACTACTCTTTCTACTAACCTTCAGGAAAATGATAGAGACGGTTGGTTAGACGAGTATATGACTAAAATGACAATGAGAGTAAGACTTCTTAAAACTCATAGAGTATTGGAAAATGCTCTAGGTTAATAATATTGCTCTTTAACAAAAGGGGAGGGTTTTTATACCCTTCCCTAAAATTATATTAGGAGGAAAAGTAAATGGCTGAACAAGATATTTTTGAAAAAGAAGTAGAACAGGAAGAAAAAGAAGATAAAAAATGTATAGCAAAAACTTCTGCTGGCAACTCCTGTAATAATACTGCTATCTGGCCGGAAAATAACCCGCAAGCCTGTCATTTAGAAAGCCACCAGAACCAGATAAAAGCGATCGAAGAGGCAGAACAGGAATTAGAAGAGTCAGAAGAAGACGAAATAGAAGAAGTCATAGCAGAAAAAATTGATACAGGACACCAGGGGCATATATTCTCCTCACAAAGAAAAGATCACAAACTTATTATCCAGACAAACAAACGCCGTATTGTTGTTAGGTTCAATAAAGGCGTATATAAAACGACTGACGATATAGAGGCTAAACTTATCCAGGACTATGTTAATAAGCATGGCAACCTAAAAAGCGTCATAGAAAAAGTCCAGTAAAGGCAGGTGAATTAAATGACTGCCGG